TTAGTCTGCTGGCATACGATTGGTGTCCCTGGGTGATGTCTTCCCTATTATACCATGATGCTGCCTGACTGTGCAATGTGTCTCATAATACTCATAACAACTGTGTGTGGACTGTGTAACATTTTCGGGGGTAATAGTTGACAAACTCCGATCCTCATGATACGCTCGCTTAGCTGACATCACCAGAGCCCATTTATCACACTAATTAACACTTTCTATAAAACACAAATATATGTTTTTTTATACCTTTTTTAATTCTCCGTGTATACACTTGGAAGACACTTGAGAGACGCTTCAGAGACACTCAGAGGGGTCTACTTATCGCCTAAGACTATCACTTTATCTTGGTGTTCAGGGTACACACAGAGGCACACACTTGTCTCTCCGCGTATACTATCCGACTCATACTTTCTTATACAGATTGTTATGTACTCATCGAACACATGTTGAACAATAGCTGGCAAATCGTTGTAGATTACATGTTGTCCTGTTGTGAACATGACGAAGTTAGCTGATGATCAGTACTGTCTAATAAGTCTGCAATATGTGATGGCAACTTCCCCTTACTTGACCAGATATGTTTATACTGAATGATCAGTGCTCTGAGCATACTTAACTGTGTGTGAGACAGTGTTACTTTGTAGAGAGATTCACTTGGCATTGTAATTTTTGGCGGCGGAAATGTCGCTATAGTATTTAATAACCTCTTGATAGAGATTAGGCATGTGATCGTAATTCATACAATCACCAATTTGATAAGACGAGAAGATTTTCTTCTTCGTATTCTTCGGGGGCTTGATCATCATAATGTGAGGGTTTATTGTACCAGAGATCATCTGGAATCGACTCCATGATTTCATCGATCATGATATCAACGATTTGAATTTTGTCCATGGTAGCGATACTCCCAGTTTAATAGATTTCCAGGAAAGTGACATCAATGTCTTCAGACATTATATCACAAATACGGGCAATTTCCTTTCTCGATGATGCTTCAATGTTGAAAACGAAACCATCACTTTCATGACGCAAAATGGTCATGTTGATGTGCTCTTCGTATTTAGAGATGAAGTTAGAAACCGTATGTGAATCGTCACTAGTGAATGAGATTAATACCTCACTAGATTCGGGTTCATGGAATACAATTCCCTTAGCAAGATTGTCGAGAGAAAGCTTTGACATTAGGAGCGAGATTCAACGAGATTTGTGATGTGATCGATGCACTCTTTCAGTGTATCATACCCTGTGAGATTATCAAACTTGTTGTCATCATCACGGGCGAGAATTGCATAGCGTGGTGTTGCTGATGCAGAGAAACTTACCTTGAACTCAGGATAACAATCATCCTGTGAATCGGTGTCTCTTTCTGTATATGCCTCAAGGACATTATCTCCTTGATTAACTCTTACTAAACTTAGCATTGTTGTTAGCGTGGACCTGCCTAGTTATGTATTAGAACAGTTGTGTCCATTTGTTGTGATTAGCTTTGGTAATTCTACCCTCATTGAGTAAATTATCACACACACGACAGAATACATCAAATTTCTGATTACGATCGAGAGTATCAATCTCGTCGCACTCTTTAATGGTGTCGATGATCATTTTCTTAGAGTGAATCATTTGAGAGAGAATAGGAAAGGTCAAAGGACAATGAGTAAGAAAAGGATGGAATAAAAGCGGGCATAAATTGATGCCCACTCTTTTTTAGTTTTTACCATCAGGCGAACACATATCCGTTGTCGAAAGATTCAGTGACAAACTTAGATTGTCCGTTGATTGCACCAGCAAACTTGCGAACATACCAAACAAAATCTTTCTGAAATACGCCTTCGCCAGCAATGCAGAATTCATCGCAAAGTGCATTAAGACGAGATTTTGTGGTGTTAGTCTGCCAACCACCATCAAAAATGGTCATGTCGTTGTCAGAAACCTCAGCGATCTTGTTGCCGTGAAGACGAACAACAGAGACGCCAGTTTCTGGGTCAAAGTGAACAGAAGTGTTGCCAGACTGCCAATCGATGTTCTTTTGAACAGCGGCACACATTTGGGATTCGATCTTTCGCATGATGAAGAAGAGAAGAGAGTTAAGAGGCGGGAGAGGTGTTGTCCCCTCCACTCCTATAAGATACACGATTTTGGGGCGCTGTGCCATGCTCTTGTGCCACTAGCTCAACTGGCATCCTTTGGCGTCTCATTATACTTAACTTTGATACGCTGCATTAACTGTGCCATTTCTTTAATGCCATAGTCATTAATTACCATGTCTTTGAATTGTTTTTCGCTGTAATCTTCATAGTATTTGAACATACTATCGAAAGCGAATTGTTCGAGCAAATCTCTATCCCATGACTCAATTTGTTTCAGGATGAATTGCTCTTTCATGAATTCGAGATCTTCTTGCTTTTCCATTTGTTCGTGAAGATGTTGTTTAATGTATGACATAGTATAATTATTCTCCAAACATTTGCTCAAACAAGTTATCACAATTTTCTGCCTGTTCTCTACGCTCACATTCATAATCAATCATGTCGCGCATAGCAACTAGCTCTGCCTGTTTTGCTTTGAGTTTATCCATTTCAACATTCAAATAGTGCAGTCGATTGTTGATATCAATTCGATCCAATCCATCAACAGCGGTGACAGTATGTTCCATGCCATTGATTGTAACTTTCTTGTCTGCAATAATGTGAGTCATGAGTTCAGAAAAAAGAGGGTAAGTTTTGATAAAATCAGTCATCGAGTCCTTGGGTAGATTCCCATGCATCATAGAAAGAATCCCATGCAGATTTGTTATCAACAAAGGATGAAATGTTGAGCATCTCACATACCCAATCATATGCCATATCGATGTCGGCATTTGTGTCATCGACGAAGGCACACATTTGACCCATAATGTCATTCCACTGTGCTTGCTGTTCAGTTGGAATCATGTCGGTTGCTTTGTTCATACTAGTATGATGGCACAGAATGGGGAGAAAATCAAGCGATTGTGGACACCTTGTAAGGCGTCACATGCCGTTCAGAAAATCTGCCATCGCCTCCTGATACTCTTCAAAGGTCGCGAAGCGATCAGCGAAGCGGGCTGGCACCTTGCCAGTGCAGGGCTGTGCCTTTGGCAGGTCGCGACCTTTGGCAAGGATCTGGAGCTCGTAAGGGTTGTTTGTTTTCATGCTTATATGATGGCACAAAAAAAGCGGTTTTGCAACCGCTTGTGTGCCACTATGTCAACTGGATGGGATCGCGACCTTTTCTGGCGCTGCGTCGTTAAACTGATTCATCTTGAAACATTTCCATTCATTGTTAACAGTCCAGATATATGCATATTCTTCGTTATTTTCTTTTGAAAGAAAATCAAAGATTGAATCATCGAAACGAGGTGCATTGTCTTCAAGTTTCTCACCGCGACCAGTGTAATATTCTGGAGCAAATTCACCTTCGGGGAGTTTATTGCCCCACACTTCATCTGCCCAGCATGTTGACATATTGCCACCATTAATGAGATCTGCAGCTTTCTCGCGGGAGTTGTATTGTTCCTTCAAAGTAACACCCAACCACTCAGGATAACCATCCCAATGATGATAAGCAGAAAGGACAGTATTGTGCTGGAGTTGAATACCAATGCGAGCGCGAGTTCCCATGAATTGTGTTGATTTGTTTGACTCTTATAGTATGGCAGCAATCAGGGCAGATTGCAAGTGATGGTGGACAGTACAATAACTGTCACAATTTTCCTCCTACAATACCATCAGATACTATCCTAGAATGTTCATCAAGTGTTCCCTCTTGTAAACATTTAAGATGCCATCTTGTCATTTCGGTAACATCTTCAGCTCTCATTCCTGTGAGAAAATGTGTACCGAGTGGATCTTTTAACACGCTCACATGCATACCAAACCGCGTCTCTTTAACATAGAACGCATCATCGATCCACACAACATCATCGGGGATAGTTTTCTCTACTGTAGGATTTGGACCGAGTGATGTAGCTAATGTGGTCTTTTTTGTTTGTGTCTGCGTGTCAATCATGTTCACCTAAAAAACTACTCCATGGATTAATTACGATGCTATGTCTGTATCCTGTGAATCGTTCAACATAATGTTCAACACCAGGACCAAACATAACGAGTCTATTTTGTACTGGTTCGATGTGACTATCATCCTCAAAGAACAATCTACCATCGACAACATCGTGGACATCAAGATAATAAACTGATGTCATTATCGGGTATTTTGTAATACCCTTCTCTAAACATATTTCATCTCTATCATAATGCCAGTGTGGAGGACGATCATTCAATTGCTGCCACAATTCATAGGCAACAGCATCACTCAGGTCCCAATACTTGTTGATGATGTTAATAATGGGATGAAATGGTTCGATCTCATCCCATTGCAATTGAAACCCATATTCATTCACATTAGCTAGATTATTTTGCAATAAACTGCTATTACGAATGAACTGGATTTGTTCATCACTTAGAACATCATCGAGAACGGTTAGATTTATCAAGATCCAAACCTTCTGACTCTGAATTGTACCAAAAATCTTCCCAATCTTCGGGAGAATCGGTTACATCTTCGATGCGATTGTCAAGCGTCCATGTAGGATCACCTGACACGATTCTTGCATTTTGTTCAAATTCTTCGGGAGTCATTGACAATAAGAGGGATCAACTTTACAGAACTGAGATTGTCTTTTCTCAGTCATTTCTTTCATGCTACTACCCAGTTCAATACAAAGTAATGCACCGAGTAGCATAATCATGCAGGTTAGAACAACTCTCATCTTACAATCTCAGCGAGAGTATTCAACACGGGCTCTAGATCACGCTCTTCGTCATCACTCAAATCGATGAACATTTGTTCTACACACCAGAGCAGAATATCTGCCTGAGATTTTGTTACTTCAATTTGTGAAGTGATGGTTTCCATTGTTCGGTTAAAAGAGAGAACTAGTTGTATTTAACAGGGTCAGCAGGCACATGCCATACCACTGTTAAAGAGTTGAGGAATCATCGAATCATCGGTGACTTGATAACCATAACCCTCAACACGAGATTCAACCTCACGGTTGAAATCTTTTTTGTTGATGTAGCTTTTGGACTGAGTTTTGCCCATGAAAGTAACAACTTTGAGCATGAGACGATTGTGAATCTCACCCGTCGCAAACTTGACGGGATAGAAGTCAACAACCATGTTTCCGCCCTGTGCTGTGAGTTGCATGTGGTGCCTTGCTTTGACTCTTATAGTATGTCACGGGACGCGACCGAAATCAACCCATGGTGTACGGTTCGTGATCTGTCACAACCACACTGAACCGATTGACATAATCGTGGGCATAATGTGTACGGTTTCCATGAATACCCCAACCCAACCAATTATAAGCATGACGCATGTAATAGTCAACAGATTGCCCAGGTGATAACAAATAGGGCTCATATCTGACCCATTGATTCTCATTCACCATGTAACGCAGTTGACTCATCATATGATCTGGATTTAGATCATATTTTGCACAGAACTTACCCAACCCAATGTAACGAGCGGTTGTAGTCCACTGAATCAAACCAAATCCACCAGAGTGACATTTTTTGTATCCAGTACGCTGTCCACCTTCACAAACAAGATGATCAAATCTTGACTCTTGTTTGATATTACCCATGACAACTGCAAGGGCATTGATATTCCTGATCTTACGCTTTTCTTGTAAGAAATTCAGCGCAATTCTCTCATGTGGTGAACAATCAAGGCAAACAACAATTGGAGCTGGAGGTTGATCGTAGATCATAAAAACAACTTACTGGACGATATGCAAAGTAAAAAGGACAACATGAGAACAACATCCCATGATTTAGTTCTGATGAAATATGGCACTGATATTGCATCAGCAACAAACATCATCATAGCACCTAGACTAGCACTAATATGCAATATTGTAAAGTATGAGATGATAACGAGACTGCTGCCGATAATTCGTGCAATCACATCTAATTTCATGCCATTTGCCTCTTGATGTTTTTTTCAATTTCTTTCAACCAACGCGCTTTGCCTGGTGTCTTCGATGTAACCACCACAGCATTATTTGGTCCATGCCATGTATAGTGGTTGCCCACACGATGTAACACAAACTCATACGATTTCATGAGTTTTCGCAAGTCTTTGTCAATTTTGATAGACATGATCAAAGGTAAAGGAAAGAACCGTAAGCATCACAAATGTGAGGATTATCTGCCAGCTGAGTGATCAGATAGCGGACACCTTTCGCGGGTGCTTTGTAACTAGCAGGTTTGTAACATTCGCCAGTGTTCTTATCAATGAACATCCAGCAACTGCGACCATTCAAACGCTCATCAACATTTTTGAGATAAGACCAGACTTTGATATATTTGCGACCTTCTTCGATCTCCAGTTGAGTGAACACAGAGCGACCAGATTCGATGCTGTTGACTTTCCACTCATTATTCAATTGTTCCACCAGTGCTTCAGTGAGGAACTGGACTCGGTTGGTCAGGATCATGTGGTTTCCCTTGAGTACCTCCATATTATAAAACCCCACCGCTACAGCGGCAGGGTTCCTGTGCCAGTTGTTCGACTGGTTTGTTTTTCTAACTTTTTGCAGAGCTTTAAGGCAGACTGATAGTTACGGCAGGTCTTCAATATGTTCCCGCCGTGTATAACTACGAATTTTTTGCCATTACTAGGCACCGCAGCGACCATTCCATCCTTGCTGACATAACCAGACCAAGGATCCGTCGCTTCTAGAATTCTTGTGTTTGTATGATAAAAAGATTGATAATTCAAATAAACTAGATGGTGTCTTTGAAACGGACTGTTGATAGAATATTATCTATTCTACCATTAGGAACATCACTAAGAAATAATTGCTCAGCAGCTTCTCTATTAACTGCTGTATATTCCTTAGTTAACTGTGGTCCAGTGCCATTAACTTTGTAATACACTGTGTGCGGTACATTTGCCATTACTTAGAGGTTCCAAGAATGGTTTTTACAGCAGTAATCACAGCTGTAGGTTCATCTTTAAGGAGTGCGCGTTGTGCTGCACCAGGAGAGTTTTTCATGATGGTTTTCTCTTTAGAAACACCATCAACCGTGTAGGTAACTACTTGTTGAAAATTGTTCGACATTTGTTTAAGCGAATGAATGTGCGGGGAGACCATCAACGAAGATAAGATCAATAACTTTCTGGAGACGATTACGGGTCGCCAGTGATGCTTTGCCAGACAGTGGCACAGTCACAACACCATGAGATTTACGATATTGTGAGAGATCACCAGGAGTGATCTTTCCATCAGCGATATCTTTAACATCATCACTATGTAGGCGAATAACACGCCCAATCGTCTGCGCCATCTCAATAATAGGGAGATTACGCAGCAAAATAGTGTGAGTCAGACCAGGCACATTGATGCCCTCAGAGAGAATAGAATAGTGGAAGATGATGAACTTTCTGTTGTCATCCTTGCCCCACTCTGTCAGAGTTTTGAAGAACTCTTGACGACCAACTTTCTGACGATTGATATATGCACCGTGCTTAGATGTGATGTGCAAGATATCATAACCTTTGGCATTGAGCTCTGACAGAACATCAGTCTTAGACAGCATGTTCCACAGAACACGAGTATTAGGAGCAGCAACTAGCACCTTAGCAGACTGTTCCTCAGACAAATCATCAACAACATCGATAAGCAGATCACGATCTACCTCATGTGCATTGTCTTTAGTGCGAACAAGTTCAGACTCGTGAACAACAAGCTGAGGAGGAATAATGCTGCCGTTGTTGATAAGTTCAGGAGCAGGAACGATCTCCAGAGTATCACCGAACACAATCTTATTGTTCATGCCGCGAGCATGTGGATTGCGAGAATACTTCGGAGTTGCAGTAAAGAAATATGCAGACTCTGCTGCCATAGATGTAGCAGCAACACCAACAAAGTGTGCTTTTTGTGTTGCATTGTGTGCCTCATCACAATACATGACATCAACATTGATGCCACTGTCAACAATACGACCGAGACTGTGATAAGTTGTGAAGATCAACTGATGAAAGTTGCCACGGCAAGCAGCATCGTGAGCAGCAATCTGCTCAGGTTTGGTAGTACGAAAACCATCAACTTCACCACTGTGAACATGCATGACAGCACAACTCACATGACCGTTGAGATAGCTGAAGAACTCCTCAAACAGTTGATTAGCGAGAAGAATACGAGGAGCGACAACAACAACTGTCTGAACATCGTCAGATTCAAGGAATCGACGCTTGCAATCTTCCATCATGATGACAGTCTTGCCACCACCAGTAGGAACATAGACGCAACCTTTGTTGTTGTTCTGAATTGCGTCAAGTGCTCGCTGTTGATGTGGACGAAGTTGCATGATGTTCTGTCGATTATGCAATAATTATAGCAGGTCCATATCCTTGCGGACATGCCCGTGTGACGCTTTGTTCACTGTCTTCCACCATGGGTGCTCCCACTGTTCTTGCTTATTCATATTATTTTCTACCCATCTTTTGAGAGAATAATATCTTTCCCTCCAAATATCTGCCTCAGACTTTTCCTTGTTTGGATTTGAAGTTGTACTTGATGACATACTGTTCGTGCTCTGTTCCATTCGAGTGAACTATTCTAACATGTTCGATAGTATAATGCGGATCTAATCGTTGACCCAGAGTATGTAGCTGCCACATAATTTCGCTGCGATTTCTAGCATCTTCGTTATTCATTTGAGCGCCATTCCTTACGCATACTCTGATATGTATCATCGTATGCTGCTTTGTCTCTTATTGCCTTGAAAACCTTTGCAGCTTTTGCCTTCTCATTATCTCTCCAGTCTACTTCTTGTGGGCGGACTTTACCATTTTGATCGTATTTACGCCCGTCTGAATGATTAGCATACCGTCGCGCTCTCGTAAAACCCATTTCAAGGAATTTCCTCGCCATGTCCATACCAATGAAATCCCGTTGTACTCGAAATTCAACGAACATGGAGTATATTTTAGCAGCAGATTTGCTAGCAGTATCTTCATCTACAAACCTCCAATGAGCGCATATGTCGTTAGTGTAAGGGCGTACCAATAGCACTCCTTGTTCTCCCCTTCCAATACGATAAAGTTTGCGAGTTTCTGCATCTGTAAAGTCAAGGTTTTTGTAGTCGAGCTCATAATCAAATTCTTTCATTAGTTACCTGACATCAGATCATAAAGTTCTTGTGCTTTAAGATATTCTCTTAGATGATAGTCTGACATATTTTTGACACATTCTAACATCTCATTATATGCAACTTGTGCTGTGACCTCATCATCACAAAGATAATCATCTATAGCATCTTGCATACGATCTTTACGCTGCTGACTGTAAGTTGTATCAGGTCCAAGATAAGGTCTAGTCATTGAAATGCACTCATTAAAGGATTTAGATTTAACTGCATAGCAGTATAATTGCGTGTGTCTTCAATATCTACCTGATCTCCACACTTGGTGGCGTTAATAGGCGCATGATAGGTTCTCTTCTTTGTGTTGTAGAATCCCCAGATCGTATTAACAGGATCACTAGTATAACTGTAATGGTTGGGATGATGTAACCAAATAGATAACAAATTACGCTTAAAGGCTTTAACTTTGTAGGAGTATCCTTCTGGTGGTTCATGAATGAAATCGGGTGGCAATTCAAGGGTCATAATACAGAGCGAGCGGGAAACCATCCCGTACTACACAACATTGTAGTATCTGCCTGGTTGTCTTGCCTCTCACCAGGTGTCAGTTCTTTGACTGGCAGGTGACCCATACCCATCTTATTTGCTAGCTCTCTTACACTAACTGATTGACCAGTCCCAACTGGTACAGGTCCTCTAATCGTACTAACAGCAAGATAACGAATGGCACGACATACATCTTCAACATGAATCCAATCTCTGGTGTGGTTTGTTACATAAGTAGCGGTCTTATCCTCCAACATTCTATACATCATATCTTCACGACTGTTCTCACCATATACTGTCGTCAATCTCATGCCGATGGAGTTAGGTGGTGCCATGACTTCATTGATCCATTTAGTCATTGCATATGGATTCTCCCAATATTCACCATCTACAGCACTGGATGATGCATAGATCAACAATGTGTCAGTATCTCTACACCAATTGAACAACTTCCGTGCCTTCTCTACATTATTATCGTAGAACTTTTGCGGGTTATCTAAGCTTTCACGAATATTCGCGAACGCTGCCAGGTGGATGACCAAATCATAGTCTCCACCATTAAAATCGGCAATATCATCAGGAAAATCAATTCCATCGACATTTACGGGACCAAATACTTCTTGCCAGTCAGCATATACATGCCTGCCGATGAAACCTTTGTGACCTGTGATTAATACTCTCATGAGAAATTGTGTAAGTTGTGCCAGACAGCACCGATGTTCATTTTGCCGTGAAAATAACCAGCAACAATGACACTAAGCGTTGCTAGTATCACTCCCAGAAACATCAGTATCGGGATTGTTGGGTTTTTGAGATGGGACATATGGATTGCGAGATTTATTCTTGATTACAATAAATGCATCTTTATTGTATTTGACTGTACCTTTTAGTGGTGCCCATTTAGTGCCAGCTCCATCAATCCCATAGACTGATGTACCACCAATCTCTAGAGCAATGTCATCATTTTCAATATCCCACCCTAGTTTCTCAATAGCAGCGTGGAAGTCGTAGTAAGTAACCATTAACCGAAACCTTTTTGTGAGCGAGCTTTGTGTGGTGGATTGTCTTTATCTAGCACTTCAATGCGATCAAGAAATGGTGCTTTGTTCCACCAAATCTCGTGTGCTTGTGCCCAGTTGTCAACTACAACTACATCACCATTCTTGGCGATGATCTTGTAACGATGACGATCATAGAGACCATCACTAGTTTGTGTGAAAGTCTTTGTCATTTTGCGATGCTCAACAGGATCAAATCCTCTGCCTTTAACAACTGCACTCCATGGTGCATATAGTGGACCATCATAGTTATTAGAATTTGGCATTGACACTAACTACCGTAGCGTTAGGGTTACGAGCTAGAGCAACCTTTTTTGCCTCTTGATAGTCGCGGGCATGTACTTCTTCTTTGAAGACTGTGCCTGCAACATATAGGGTGACTTCGTGTTTCATGATTAATTACTGATAGATGTGGAACATCATGCCGTGGTAACCTGAATTGTACTTCTTACCAGACCCTTTCATCTGGAGATGAAACAATTTGAAACCATCAGCAGTGCGAAACTCTAGAGTAGTACGATTAAGTTTCCACTCTCCACCATCACATTGCTTAGACAGATCATCGATGTTGATGATCTTCATGTCATTTGTTTTCTTGTTACGCCACACCATTTTAGTGACAGGCATAGCATTGTAATCAAGACCTTTACGCACGATGATGTCAAATATGATCGCCTTATTGGCGTTCATAAAGTCCAGGAAGGCGTCCTTAACTGGTTGTGGGATGTTGTTAGCGTAGACACGATTCTGGCGCACCTCAGCGTCACACAGAGGGAGATCTTTGTGGCGCAGTTTGACAGTTGACATGCCAAAATTGTTAGGCACACCGAAGAACAAACGGATGAAAAGAGCTGGAAGAGTATCTTCTAGACCAAAATACTCAATGAATTTGCGAGAAGAAAGCAATGCAACCTGTGTGTGGTTCTTGCTTACATTCTTGACAGAGTATGCAGTAGTTGACTCATTGTCATAGATGTCAACTTTAGTTTGTGGGCGACCGTCAGTAACATGATCACCACCAAACATTTCGTTCATGGTGTCAGTCAGATCACGCTCATACTCATGACCTTGTGCCTTTGCTAGTCGTCCTGCTTCTACTGCGTTCATGCGTCTTTTGTTGTTACTCATATTATAACGCCCTTAGAGAGGCGCAGAAGGGGCACTGTGACAGTTATTGCTTTGGCATAGCAAGGTCGGATCTTTTATCATATTTCCACTCAGCATATTCTCCTTCAGCATCAACATAAACTAGGAAACATTGACTGTGTTTATAACCACGATACAAATGTCTCCAGTGTTTATGCTCCATACCACTGTATACGCACATATCTCCAGGTTCTAATTCATACTCTAAGAGCTCATCATTCACCTTGAAATATATGGGCCAAGGTATATCTTTCTCGATGCAAATCGTGACGCCATATTCACCAGGAGCACGATCTATATGAGGTGGTAATTCACTGCCTTTAAGATATACTCGTGAGTATGAATAACATGGATGCAGTTTCTTTCCTACTATCTCCTCAATTCTTGGTTGCAATTGCAATAGCAATGCCTCAAAAAATATGGGAGCATAATATGAAACTGAGTTACGAATATCTTTGTCCTCAGGATATCCTAGGAACTTCATCATCATATCAACATTAAGGGAGAGATATTGACAGAATGACTCTGATAGTGCTCCCTTTTCAAGATGTATCATTTAATAATAGCAAATAAAAAGGGGAGCATAAAGCTCCCCGACTAGTTCACAATCCAACGATACGGTTAGGATCGTCGCCGTTGTCTCCCTTGATCTGAGGATAGAATTGATCCTTATCAAAGGGCAATTGCCA